AGCAGCATATTTGTTCTTGTTAATAGTATTGATATTTCGCAGCGTGACCGCGCTTTCAGCAATAGCGTCGATTTTCGCAATGACGTTATCAATTCCGGACCAGCTGCAGTTCACATGGACGATATCACCAACATCAAGCTCCTCCGCGGAGCTGACGGTGATCACCACGTTTTCGGCGTTCGTCGCGCCAGTGAAAGCAATTGCCGGGCCATATCCCGACGCCAGATAGACGTGAGCGCCGTTAGGCAGTGCAAAGCCCATAGGAGTTACTCCTTCGAAGAAAAGAAAACCGGCGCGCGGCCGGTCTGGTTTGAAAAGGTGAGAAGCAGAATTAGCTGACGATATCTGCCCGGTAGTTCAGGCTGACAGGGACCGTGTAAGAGACGTCAGTCGAAATGCCTCGGAAGATACCCGGCGCGCCACTTATCGAACTGATGAAGCCGTTACCTTCAACTTCCTGTCCTTCAGGGAAAAGCTCGGCCACTCGACCCGCCAGCGCCACAGCAACTGAGCGGCCAGTGCCAACGGGCGCCACAACGTTGATCTGGTACACACCAGAATAAACCCGACAGCGCAGACCGAGATCGAGCGTGCGAGGTGTGGCGGGCATGTTGTGTACCGCGAGGTAAATCGCATCTGCAGGCGGTGTAAACGGCACATTTTCCCAGGCGACCGCGATGCCCTCCGCATCGGCCCAAACACCAAGCCTTGCGGCCAGCACCGCAGCAATATCAGGGATCACTTCGCCACCTCCCTGATCGCTTCATCAAAGAACCGCTGGAACTCTGCTGCCGTTATTCGCACCATACCACCCGGCGCCTGAGTGGAATGCCCCATTTCAAGCGGGTAGGCGTAAGGAACGTTGTTGCAGAAGTAGATTGAACTCATTCCTACTTTGAATAGAGAAAGTGTGTAGTTGCCGGCGGCCTTTGTCAGATCGCCAGTCTTATCGACCCTCCCAGTCTCCTCAGTCGTAGGCGCATCAAACGACACCTGCCAGTTGCCGCGAAACCGCCCACCGGTGTAGCCAGGCGGCGCTTTGATATCCATCCCATCGACAACCCGGGCCTTTTTCTTCAGTCGTCCGGTTTTTGTAAGATTGGAAGGGTCTGCTCTTTGCGCTTCGTTGTGGTCATACACAGCGCGGTTATAGGCAGTGGCCGTCTGATTTATTTCCCAAAGCTCAGGGTTACCGACGGGAGACATCATTACCAGCTGATTAAGGATTTTTATTCCAACCGCGCGAACCACCGCATCTTGATTGGCTTTTGCTCTGTCAACGAATGCATTGATATCAGCAATAAATCCGCCATTCTCACTCATGCTATGCCCTCAGTTGCGACTTGTAGCAAAGCACTAACGACCCGGGTTTAGCAGGGTTAGGCTTAATAACGCGATGCTGTTTGCCGTCAATATCGATCAGATCGCCGGTTAAGATTTCTTCCTCAGCGGTGAATACTATCCTGACGTCACCGCTTTCGATCGCCGTACCGTCGATTTCTCCCGGCTGATATTCCGTTTTAACGCCAGTCGCCGTGAAATGGATATCTTCGGACCGATGCTCAACCCCGGCGATAACGGTTACCTTACCCTTGCGCATGACGTTGTAGGCCACGCCGTTCTGCTTGATCATGCGCGTTGCCGTCGCGCGCATGCGCTGATAGTTGATCCCCATTAAGCACGCTCCGCAAAGGAATTGATGGCGTAGCCTCGCCCGCCGGCTAAATCGCCTAGGATAGCCATAACTGCCGGATAGGACGGCGTAAAAACTTCACCATCTGCGACCGCGTAGGTCATGGTGACTGCGCCTTCCACGCGTTCAGTCTTAACCGCGGCCTCGCGTGCGCTTGCGAGCAGGTCGCCATCCATCGCCTCAACCGCCAGCATGCATTGTGCGGTGATAACCGGGCGTGGGATTTCATCTGATGGCAGATCGTGTCCATCCAGAATGACATTCGCACGCGGCCAGGCCAGAGATTGTCGTGGTTCAGCTTTGGCGCCAGCCCAATCAAGCCCTTCAAGGTAATCCATCGCCTTTATCAGCAATGGAGACAGCTTCTCGGGCAGCTCAATGCCACGCAATTCGGCGAACGATTTCAGGTCTTCCTCGCTGGCGTAGCTGTTTACGCCACCACTGGTGATATCGGTATTGATCATGGAAATATCCCGAAGGTGGGGCTTTCGCCCCATGCGTTACTCGCCGGCAGGTGCGGTGAAAGTGATTTCATTGCTGGTTTTCGCCATACCATCAACCGTACCAGTGACCGTAAAGGTCCCTGCCGCGTCAGCGGTAAGTTTCACCGTAGCGCCACCAGCAGAGCCGGTCTGCGAGTTCTCGGTGCTGAGCGTGCCCCCCGTCGATGACCAGGCAACAGTCTTGCCTGAGACGCCGGAACCGTTGTGGGTGTATTTCAGGGAGATGGTGACCGCGTCGGTGCTGTCAGCAGTTGCGGAGGTTTTATCCGCTGACAGCGTTACTCCCCCGCAGCGGATTCCAGCTTGATCAACACACCAGCCGTCGATTTGTTGCTGGTGAAGTGCTTCTTCCAGTTGCCGGCGGTGCCGATTTTGGTCAGGTCAGGGTTATCGCCTTTCGCCGTGTCCCAGCTGTAGCCAAGCAGGTCGACATTCACCACACCTTCTGCACGATAGCCAATCGCGAGGTTTTCCTGGTCATTGATGTCATAGGAGCGGAAACCCGGTGCCTGCGATTCGGTCACGGTCACCGCCCCGGTCACCAATCCCAGAATAGCGTCGGCGTCCATGGTGTCGGTAACCAGAACCGGTTTACCGAGGGTGCCCGGCTGGCCGCCGTACACAACCACGCCCGCTTCTTCGTAGATTTTATTGGCGATCGCCTCATCCACGATGTCGAAGTAAGTGGCGGAGTGCATGACGAACAGAACCACACGGTTAAACTTATCGCCGTATTTACGCAGGCCGCGCGTCAGGGTCTTTTTGCCATCCGTTTCGATGTCAGCGGTCACCACCATTTCAGCGTTGGCACCGATTGCAGCTGTCAGCGCCTTCAGACCGTACTTAACGTAGCCTTCCAGCGTTGCGTCAGCCACATCGGTGCCAATCACCTCAGAGAACTCGTCAACGGAGCGGCCACGGCGTTTGAATGCTTCTTCGGTGGTTTCGTAAGGGCCATATTTCCATGGCGCTTTAACGGATACCGCTTCGGCCGCGCCGATTTTTTTGCCCGTTACTTTGTCGGTAGAGTTCACATCGCGCGATTCGATGGAGCCGCCAACCGTGTAGAACGCGCGCTTACGAAAATCTCCGTCAATCAGTTCGTTGTCCAGCAGGATCGCCCCGTTGGAGGAGGCGTTAAAAATCTCCAGATTGTCCTGGCGGCGCTCCAGAAAAGCGGTTTGCGCCAGGTCGTCATAAATAATCAGATCGGTATTAACAGTCGTCATCGGGTAAATCCCTTATTTCGGAAGTTTGAGGAAGGCCTGCTGGCCATGCTTGCGGATGTAGTCCGCCTTGTTGCTGGCGCTCATTTCGGAGCGTTTCAGACTGCCGCCACCGTTCGGTTTATGCCCGCCCGCGCCAGTGCCTTCCGCGCGAGGAAACAGATGTGGAGCCGTCTCCTTGAGAGACTCCGCCCACTCAAGCGGGCTAAGCGGGGTTTTCCCGTCTTTTCCGAACAGAACATCGCCATTCGCATCAACCGCTACGGCCTCGCCTTCGTCGTTGAGCTTGAAAGTGCCTTTGGCACGCAGGATCAGGTCGTCAGATGCTTCCGGTAGCGCGCCGGTTTTAGCGGCGGCTGAGCGGATAGCATCGCCAAGGACGCGATCCCGGAATTTGTTGGAAAACGCTTCGGCTTTATCCGCGCGTTCATTAGCCATCTTGATTTGCTTATCGACATCAGCACGCAGACGCTCGGTGCGCTTATCCAGCACCTCATCAATTTTCCCGGCGGCAATCAGCTTTGCCTCTTCATCGTCGGAGAAACGTTGAAGGATTCCGCGCACGGCGTCCGGATCGATACCATCAAAGCGGGACAGGTTTTCTTTCTGCTGCTTGATGGTCCCCAGCAGCTCAGAGTTTTTGGTTTTAAGACCGGTGACTTCGCTCGTCACGCGTTCGTCGATCAGCTTCTGGATTTCCG